ATCATGAAGGCCTGGCAAGAGGGTTTTGCTAATTTTGCGGCCACCTTGACCGCTGGAATGTTGCTCGCTAGTGGCGCCACGCTTGTTGCCGTGAGCAGTCAGCAAATGAAAGTGTCGGCACAGATTGAAAGCATCACTGAAAAGCTTGGTGATCTTACGGAAAGCATGAAAGGGCTTGAAGGACGAGTGCGAAATTTGGAAATTAAGCGCTAAGCTATAGGCAAACGCTTTTTTAGCCATGACTCCTGCTGAATACATGTTCATCGGCGGCATCATCGTCGGCGCCATTGAAACCATTATTGCCGCTCTCCCTGTCAAGCCCAACAGCACTGTTGAGCTAATTCTTGCCATTCTTAAGGCCATCTTCAAAACCAAGAAGTGATCATGGCTGAGCCTGTTCGCCTGTCCGACTTGTTCAAATACTACAAGCATGGTCTGCCGCATCAAGATGCAGCAGTGAAGATGCTTGAGGAGAAGCTCATGGCGGCCTATCCCGACCTCATGTCAAGAGATCAGGAATGGTTCAAGGTGTGGAGTCAGGCAGGCAAGCAGGCAGCCCCTGAGAATTTGTTCCTTAATAATTTGGTGCTCGGTGTACCTTATGAATGGCAGCGAGATAACAAAAGTGGCACGGGCTTCAGGGAGTGTTTCAGCAGCAGTGCCGCTATGGTGGCAAAGTTCTATGGAAAAGTGAGCAATGACGATGAATACAATTCCATCCGCGCTCGCTTTGGTGATAGCACTGATGCTGCCGCCCAACTTCAAGCGCTTCAATATGTTGGCCTTCGCGCTCAATTCAAACAAAATCTAAGCATTGCCGATCTTGAAAGAGAGACCAGCAATGGCCGTCCAGTGCTCGTGGGATGGCTGCACCATGGATCCTACCGGGCACCATCTGGAGGCGGCCACTGGAGCGTTGCAGTGGGCACTGACGCAACGTCCGTCATCCACAATGATCCCTACGGCATGGCTGATGTGGTAAATGGTGGCTACAAAAGCGCTCAAGGTGGTCAATACATCCACTACAGCAAGCAATACTGGCTGCCTCGTTGGCAAGTGGAAGGGGCTAATTCTGGCTGGGGAGTGCTGATTCAAAAATGACAAGCGCTGCGCTGATTAATGCCTTGTTTTATGAACTGGCAAAATGGCTCATCAAGCGCAAACCAGCCCTTGCCTTTTCCCCATTGATGATACGATTGCTTGCATGGTGCAAGCCAGATTGGGAGCAATGGAAAACGGAGCAGACGATGAAGAACGTAGACAGCCAGGCTGCATCATTAGTGGAGCAATGGGAAAAAGAAGAGGACAAGGCTAAATCAGAACAACTGCTCCAAAAAGCAAAAGAACAATTTCCCAATGCAATTGTTACCATCGTTCCTGATGCAGCAGTGCCATCAGTGATGATCATCCACGAGGCCGACGAAAACGCTAGTGATGAAGTGAAGGCGCTAGGAGGAGAAATGCGTATTGCATCTTTCCTGTCCCTAGAAGATTAGTGGCAACATTGCTTATAGCAGTGCTGGAATCAGATTCGTATTTGTTTTTACCGCATTCACGTTTGTTTCAGTGGCTAGTCCACTGCGAATGCTGGTTTTGTCTGTTTCACTGATAACCGCTGTTTGCTGAGTCCAAGGTGCGGTTTGCAAAATAATGCCTGAACTATTCTTTTTCACTGGCGTGTAGCTTGGATTGGCAATGTAAACAGATGCGGCCACTTGAAAATACAGTGGAATTAAAACACCTACATTTGTTGTAGTGGTCACTGAATCATTTACTTTGGCAAAAAATGCAGGAGACGATATGTAAACGCCACCCGGTATGATATCAAAGCCCGCAGTAGTTCCAGATAAGATTGAAACCTGTGCTGGTAATTCACCATACACAACCGTGTAGTAATGCAATCCATTCAGCACATCCGCTGGGGAATAAGCGCGTAAATCTGCAGCTACTGATACGGCAACCTCTTGACCGACAAGAGCCGTACTTATCTGTGTTGCAATATAGTTCCTGCTAGTCGTGTTTAGCGTTGTATCTACATTAGTCTCTGGGATAAGAGATGTAGTAAATGAGTTTAAATTTGATGCTGTTGGATAATATAATGTTCGTTTGTATCCATAGGCTACAGCATAGACCGCAAAGGTGTCTCCTGCTCTAACCTCTAAAGTTCTAGCCGCATTTTGAACGACCCAACCAAAGTCTGTAGCGCCACCAGCAACCCTAACAACATAGGTAGATAAAGCAAGGTTGTCAGGTGTTCTCAGGGTTGCAATAGCAACTACACTCACCCTTGAACCAGCAGTAAAGAATGGTGAAGTGCCAGCCTTGATTACCTTAACCTCTGCAACTCCAATATTACTAATTGTGCCTGTGATTGTGCTGTCAGTTATTGTTACAGTATAGGCGTATGGAGCACTATCGTCATAAGTCAGGTTACCCGTGATAACCATACTAGACAAGTCACTTGGAATAGTCTGTATCACATTAGCCGTAATAGCAGTATTACCAAAGTTAGATGGGATTGTTACAGAGCTTGAGCTAAACAATGCGCCTGTAATTGTTGTTCCTGGGCTCAGCCTATCGCCACACCAGATTGATAGCGACGAACCATCAAAAATAAACAAATCGCCCAGATCGTTGATTGTGACCGGATACGAGCCAGCAGAAGCATTAGTGCCCGCCTTAGTGATAATTCTTGAGTAAGGGATGCCCGCGTTGGTTGTCTCGTAGTAGGCTGCATAGTCATACAGCGTATCCATATTAGGCAGATACTCATAAGCAGCCACTGTTGCCTTTGTTGCCTGCGTGATAAACGCATCAGCCGCTAAAGTCACTGTGACTGTCGTACCAGTAGATGCTGGTAGGTGGGTTCCAGTTTGCGAGGTAAAGCCGTACCTTGCCACCTTCCACGTCCAGGTGCCTGTCTGGCCTGTAGTGTCGAGCGTGTAGCTGGTAGAAGAAGATGAAACATACGCGACTTGCGTACCAGCGCCGTTGGCAACATAGATTTGTGAACCTGCAGTAAGACCACTTAGGTTCAGTGAAGTTACTGGACGAGTTACAACCCTAGTGCCAACTGTTCCAATGGTGCTACTGCTTGTACTGATGATGACTGTTCCTGCACCTGCGTTGCTGACCGTGCCTGTGACGATAACCGTCGTAAAAGTTACCGTGGGCGATGATGCCGTGTTATACGTTAAGTTACCAGCAACGGCAACGCCAGTTAAATTAGTTGGTGTTGCCTGACTAATGTTACCAGTGATTGTTACACCACTTGAAAGCGTACCGCTCAGTGTAATGTTTGAGTTGATATTGCCTGCTGTAATGGCGCCTGTAACAACAAGTGTGTAGCTGCTATTAAAAACTGTGCCGTTAGTTGTAGTGAACGGGTCTGGCTTGGTCAGATTGGCAAGCAAGCTAATGTTATCTTGCACCGCACTCCAAATTTGTGCTGCTGTGCGACTTGCGCTTACAGTAATTGTCTGTGCAGTATGGTCAACCGCCACGCCCGTCACGCCTGAAGTATACAGAGGATTACTGTTTACATCAAGCACCTGGTTCTGCGTGATGGGAATACTAATGGCTGTTTTAAGATAGGTGCCCGTCAAGCTACTAAATGTCCAGCCAGGATATCGTGCAATCAAACGATAGGCTACAGGAACGGCGTCGTAGTCATAGGGCATTGGCACACTGCCACTGCTACCTGTCAGCGTTAAACTGGATTGCAAGGCTGGATTGTTTGGGTCTGCATTGAGATAACCAGCAATCAAAGTACCGACTTGCGAGCCGCTAACACCAATGTTTGTTGTGTAAACAGGTGGCGCGTAGGCCGCGTCAATTGTGACGGGCAATTTAATGCTCATCAAATAACGACCAGCCACCGCCGTTGTACCAGTAACCCTAAATTGCAAATCAATACCAACCGTTGAACTGTAACCGGACAATGCCGCCCGAGCAGTTTCCAAGGTAGAGTTATCAACAAAAGCCGTCCATGCGCCTGTGTTTGCTGTACCCCAATTTGTCATCCTAAATTCAAAAGTTGTTCCAGCAGGAACAGTATTACTACCCGGCGAAAGGTTGTAGTTAAAGTCAAACGCCGTGCCAGTAAAGTTTGTAATACCCCGTAGCGGAAATACAGACTTAATAATTGCCGAGTCACCAATAGCGGGATAGTAAATGCGCCCCAAGTTGTCAAGGTATGTACCGCCTGTAAAGGTATACATGTCAAAGGCGCTTGACGATGAAAACGCACCAACATAAACAGAACCAACGGTCTTGGCTAGGTTAGACATTACAACAATTGGCTGTACGTCTGCCAAGTTGGGAATAATTGTGTTTGTTGCAGTAGTTTGAAAAGCACGATGAGGGCCAGCTATTACATCTAGTCCTAAGCCGCCTTTTGCGTTAGCGCCCGAACCAGAGGTAATCGCCGTAATCGAATCAATCAGCAGCATTCGGTGAAAACCGCCACGGTTGAAGGCCATAGTACCCGGCAAAACACTTGCAAAAGTAGTTATACGAGGGTTAGATATAGAAATGTGGGCAACAATGGTGTTTAACCCAAGGTCGGAAATAATTGAGTTAAGCTGCAATCCACCGTTAAATGCTGGGTAAGTTTTATTATGAAAAACAACATCCGCACTACCTGAGTCAACAGAGATAAGTGAAGCGCGGGTAGAAAGACCGCCACCCCAAAGTTGATAACCTCGAATAGTGCTATTGGTTACACCAGTGACAAAAATAGGTATAAAAGTGTCACCAGTTCCCAAACTGTTTGCATTGGGTAAACAACTTACATAAATTTCTGTTACATCTTGGTTATCTAGCGTAGCAAATCGCACTGAACTGCCTGCGGAATAAATGCCAGTAACAGGGGTTGTAGATTTTATAGTTGTAAAGCTTACGCCAAGGTTGCCACCACCTGCGTTTGTTGTACGACCCCAATGCCTAGAGCGCAAATTACTCATGGCGGTCAAACCTTGCACGTTGCCAACGGCTATGTTGGCATAGGAATTAGCGCCGCCCGGAAGGTTATTAGTTACGCTTACATTTGCAATAGTTCCAATACCCAAAAGAGCAGAGAATTGTGCCGTAATACCACCGTTTATGTTGGGGTTTTGATAACCAATGCCTAAACCACTAATTGAATCAAGAGTAAACGCGCCAGCACAGTTACCCGCGTTTAAGTTATATGCAAAACCAAAGTCACGAATGGTTAAAGCACCAAACACGCCAAATTGAGTTACCATACGCAGACCCGCAGAACAAATCTGCATGTCAATAGTGCCACTTGGAGAAGGGTTGATACCTGCGTTATTATTTGTGCTGTTGGTTGGTATCCAATAAACCGTTGTACCGATTGGGAAGCTGGCTTGAGCCGTTGTGCCCGCCGCACCCCTAGCCATGCCTGTTGCACTGACAACTGCACCAGAGCGGGTTGAGTAAAAAATACGTTCAATGCTTGCGCCATTAACTAAAAGCAGCATTCCCAATGCGCTAGTAGCACCGTATGTACCAGCCGAAGTAGTGCCAATTGCCGTAGTCAGTGTAAAGGCTTGCGCTCCTGTTCCTGAGATAGCAGTTGCAAGCGTAGTTTGTTGTATTGCACTGTTGTAATGAATATTGGGCACGCGCACCCGTGCGCCAGTGGGTATTTTTGTGCCGTTAGTTCCATCACCCATTCTGACAGCCGTAGTCAGTGGGTTAAAAAACAATATTTTGCCAACTTCACCACTGCCAACTTGAACCAAGTTAACCAACGAACCCGCACGAAGGATGTAACTTGTGCCCGCAGCTATCACACCGCCCGTATAGGTGCTACCATCAAGCTCTTGAATGGTGATTGAAGTTGTGGATGTAAATGTACCTACAACAAAATCTCTAGCAATGCCGGGGAGCTTAAAAGGTAGTCCAGCGTGTGTAGTTAAAAAGTTTGTACCCGTGCCAGTTACTACGCCACCTGCTGTTACCGCTACTGTTCCCGCCGTAATGTTGTCAGCGTTAAAACCGAAATTGTTGACTGTGCCGCCCGCCACATCTTCCGGAACCGCGTTCCATATTTCCCATACGTTTGTGCCGCTACCCGTCTCAACCTGAATCATTGTTGGGTAGTCAATTGCTACGCCACCAATGTTGTTTGCGCTAAACAAAACTTGGTTATTTGCGCCAGTGCTAGTTCCTACAGTTATCCAGCCACCACGGGTTTGCAATACACCGTTCTGCTGGATAAGAAACCCGCCAGCGTTGCTGTTGTTCTGCATGTAAAAATCACGAACTTGCGGAACAGTGGTGCTTGAGTTGCTATCCTCAATTCGCCCTGTGCCAAGTGCTTGAATCAGTCTTGGCTTGATTGACCACTGACTGTTGATGGTAAGCGTAACGCCATCCTGGACGTTGATGATGTCATCTTGCGCGTATGTAACTGCCGTGAGGTTCTGGCTGGTTGTGACGTTAATTGTTGCCATGTCAGATTACCTCCTCGCTGATTGATACCAGCAGTCCATTGTTGTAATTGAATGTTTTCTCAATCACAAGACTGTCCTGCGTAAAGACGGTTTGAGCCAATTGGCTTCCATTCCAAATCAACTCTTTGCTGTAGCCATTGTCCCATTCTACATAGACAAGCTTCCCCCCATTGTCATAAGTGAAGGTTGGATTCATCAATACGCTAACGGTTTGCAGCTCAGACGCCATCACCCTGACAACTGGCTCCACCGAAGCAAGAACACTGGTGGTGTTATTCGCTTCCGTTATGACAACATTTACAGTGCTTGCAGAGATATTGACGGCAGCAGGCGCAGCTTCCGTCAGCACTAAATTAACGTCTTGATTGCTAACCGTTAGCTGTTCTTGTGAATTGGCAATGGAGATGAGGCTAGTATTTTCATTGACAATAATATCGGCCATAGTAAAATCACACCGTTGTATAGCTCTTGTTGGAATACACTGCACCTTCAATGTAGAAAGTCCTGAGCCCGCCAGGATCAATCACCAACACGTCATAACGAGCAGTCGATGGAAGTAGAAGGGTTTGATTGTCAGTGAGCGACATGGAAACAATTCCAGAGGCTCGATTGGTGTAGGCAATGGAAAAAGCGGCATATTGCGTAGTCTTCTCTTCATTCCACACCTGAGAAGCAACAGTGCATCCAGTGAGGTTGACGCCCACAAACTGAATGGTCACTTCATAATCAGCACCTTGCTGTATGCCAGTCAAATCATAAGTGGCTGGGGTGACGCTCATGCCTATTGACTAGAATGCTTGCTTCCATTAGTCTAATCACACTTTTGATGGTTGGTGGTATCACACCACTTCCACCCAGCCAATTTGACCAATTGCCTTGGCAGACAATTCACTATCAACAGTAAGCATCAAAACATCACTCTGGCCAGAAGCATTCACGCCAAGGGCGAGCCTAATAGCGGTGTCAATGGTAAGGCCTAAAGACTGCCCTTGTGACACAATACCAGTGTTGACAATAGTTCCCCCACTGACTGCCGTAGCACTGGTAGCCACTTCAACATTGCCTCTCCCATTGTTTGCTGCAATCCAGGTGACGCCAGACACTGTTGGATTCAAACGTAGCCTCCACACAATGATGTCACTTGTTGCACATGCCACGTCAATTTTAGTCGGAAGGATGACATTACCAGTGCGACCACTTGCCATGCGAATGCCAGCCGTCACTCGTTCTCCAGATGCGTTAGGGATGGCAGCCAAGGAATGACTAACGGAATAAGTGGCACCATCGGGCTCATAACCTCCCTCGCTTAATACACTGCAACAAATTTGCTGAAGCGTGCGCCCACTGGCTTGAGCAGTGGTATTGGCCATTCTGTAGGACAATGGCAAAATGGCCGTCTGCATGTAGGCGCCATTGATATTATTGGCATGGTTAAATTCATGACAATACCTAATCGTTCCATCCACTACAAAACCACACCTCACTCGTCCCACGCCAAGCCATTCCAAATCCACGGCAAAGATTTGCGCCTTAGAGAAGTCAAGCGAAGAAAATGTGTCAATATTCCAGGACGATTGGCTAACCACGTTTTCGACTACAGAACCCGTGGTAAAGCTTCTAATGACAAATTGAATGGTGGTGCCATTGGCCCTTACCATCACGCCATTTTGGTCATTGAAGAAACCAACTTCTTGGACCAAACCGCTGGACAATGGGGCGCCAACGAAGCTTTGCAAGAACAATAAACTTTTCCCGGCCTGGTATGGGAAATTCTGTTTAGTTCGACGCAATACGCTATCGCCAGAAGCAGTGGTGGTCTTCAGTTCTAAGGTGCTTGCATTGGCCAGGAAGTTGGTAGTGGCACCACCAGCAGTGATTTCATACCATTGATCAGGGCGCTTGTCATAGCGCATTGTGCTGTCAAACAACGTGTAGGGGGTGCTAACACGTTGCCTGCCAAACGCATCTACAGCACCACTGTCGGAGCCACTATCAATAAGATTGCCATATTTATCGGCAATCACATGGGTTTCAAACTGTTCTCCTTTCGCAACAATTTGTCCCATCGTGCCTCTTATTGTTTCGGAGAGTATGCTTCATCATACTCGGTTCCAATGGAAAGCATTGCCTCGCTTACATTCTGAGGAGCAAAGCCACAGGCCATCATGAATTGATAGAACGCACGACAAAGTGCTTGCGGGCTTTCTCCGCTGTAGGTGTGGTCAATTTGCTGATACGAGCAAGTATCCCTTAGTCCCTCTTCACAGCTAAAACGATGGGAAAACGAAAAGGAATTGACGGAAGCCATGGCAAAGAAAAAGGCCAGCCCGTAGGCTAGCCCTGCATCATGCGATTGTCAATCAACCTCGGCCTTGCCCCTTGCGAAGTTTCCGACCGTGGCTTGGCTTGGAATGCTTTCCATTGCCTTGCCTTGATAATTTCGGAGGGCCTGCTTGATGTTCGCGCTTGAGGGCTCCGCTGCCGCCTTTACTTTTGACTGCCATGGGAAAAAGAAGAACGCTATTAGCTTAGCCTGCTGCTCATCAAAAGCCAATCTCTCGTCCATGCTCATTGCTAAGCTCATAGCCTGGCATGCGCTGCTCCCTTACCTTCTTGCTGAAAGGAATAATGCCAAATAGTCTCCAGCACAATGCCCGCAGCAGGTCTACTGTAGCAAATTGTTCATCCTGCTCATTGATGCTATAAGCATGTGGCACCATATAGAAAGGCACACGTCCTCCCCAGCACCCAGCAGTGATGAGCATGGAACGATAGGAATGGAAGCAATCAGTGACAACATAAAGCCGCGAACAATTAAGCCCTTGAAGAAGCTTGTATGTATGCGTTAAATTTGTCACCGTATCCCAGGCAGCATTATCAACAATAATGCGATCGTCATTGATGCCGTACTGGTTGTAAATGGAAAGAAAATTGCCGCCTTCAGAGGAGACAACGACTTTTGCGCTTGGAAGCGCCTGCGCTAATCGCGCCGCAGTATCAGCGCGATTAGCATTGCCTCCCAAATGCAAGATGACTTCCATTGATTTATGACCAGGGAACGCCAGCGGCTTTTGTAGGAGCTGCCTGTTCATCCAATTGATTCTGGAGGGCCTCTTCAATTTGCTCCACTTTCTCTTCGGTGAGAGCATCTTTCACCCATTGGATGGCCATTTCTTCGGTGATGTCCGAGTAGGGCACAAGATCCTCAGGACGTTCAAAGCCAATACTGCCATATGCGCTTGCGGAATAAGCGTTGTTTTTGGCTGCAATGGTGTAGTGGGCGGTGAAAATAAAACCATCAATGGTCTCCCTTTCGAGAGTGCTAACGGCCCAAGTGAAAACAGTTGTCATGATTGAAATGAAAGCATTGTCAGCTTAGCAGAGAAATGGCGAGACACAGTAACGGCGTTGACTACGCTGCTTCCAGAGCAGATAGCCGTGTCTCCAGGGCTTCGATCTTGGCGATGGCTTCCTGCAACGCAGCCGTCAGCAGGGGCACCAGCTTGGATTGGTCGATTCCCTGGTAGACGGGGTTGCCGTCGTCATCCACTTCATCCTTTGTGCCGGTGACGCATTCAGGAACGACGGCCTGCGCTTCGTGGGCGATGAAGCCGTCAACCGTGTGGTTGGGGTCAGCTTTGAAATTGAAGCGACGCACTTGGAGATCGTTAATGCGATCAATAGCGTCGTTCAAGGGGACAATGTTTTCTTTGAGGCGATAGTCAGATGATGTGTTGAAAGCAGTTGCTGATCCGCTAGTTGTGATGCTTCCCACAAGCCCGTTTCCATTGCGAAACGTAATAGAGTAATGCGAAGTAACACCATCTTGCTGCACCTCAATAGGCACGGCGGGATAAATGCCTTTTACCGCAAGTGATACATTGCTGCTGTCAAGTTTGGCGGTAGTGTTTATAGCTACCAGTCCTGCATTATTTATCCTCAGCCTCTCCGTAGGACTAGCCGCGCCATCTGCCGTAGTGGAGAACACTAGGCGGCCAGGAATATCAGTATCTGAACTACTTGTTCCGTCGGTATCACAGCTAATAGATGCGTAATGATAATTGCTACTTGTATTGCTAGTGCTTTCAAAACGTATAGCACCAATGCCTTCTCCTGCGCTAGTAGGCCGTGTTCCGTTGTACCTAACCGCAAGTGCTCCGGTGGTATTGCTAGATGTATTGCCTTGGATAACGGCTCTAGCGTTGCCATCGTAACTAGACGTGCCAACTAAGAGCCTGCCGGAGCTGTCGATGCGGGCAGTTTCAGAGCCCGAACCGTATGTGCCTTTATAAAAAATTAAAGCATTACTTGTTCCTGTACCAATATGCCACCGATTGGCAGCCGTTGCTGATTGATTAAATTGCAAGAAGGCATCTGTTGTACCATCACCAATCCAAGTGGTTGCGCTTCGGACATCAAGCGCAGCATTAGGCCCAGTAGTGCCAATCCCTACGTTGCCTCCAGCAGGATTCAACAACAATGCTTGAGCCGCACTTGCATTGTTTCTTGCTTGTAAATAACAATCGTAAGGAGCAGCGCCAGTAACGCCTAATGCAAGTTCACGGATTCCAGAAACTCGGATTGTTTGCGTTGCGCTTGCACCCCATGTCAATGAAGGATTTGTGAGATTAGTGTTTTCAACGTGCAGTGTTTGAGTAGGGCTAGTAGTGCCAATCCCCATTCGGCCTGCATCCGTCAAGGCCATTCTTACTGTTGAGGTAGTATTATCAATAAACGCCAGCATTTTGTCATCAACAGCAGATGCGTCTACGACGACTTTCCACGTCTGAGTGCTGTTGCGATTTTTCAGAGCTATTGCCGTATTTAGGGATGCTGACTCTTGAAGAGTTAAAATACACCCAGCTTCAGGGCTGCCAGTCCCCATGGCCGAGCGCCCACTCGAATCAACAAACAACCGCCCAGTGCCATTAGTTGAGATGGCTACTTGGTCTATCCCAGGAGAGTAGAGGCCTGGCTTGTAGGTGGTGCCATTGCCCACCTGGATGCTAGGAGTGGTTGCAGTGCCAGAAGCCGCAATGTGATTAGTGGTGGTAATGTTGCCAGTGGTGGCAAGATTTTGACTGCCAAAGTCAGGACTAATTTTTGTGCCAGCAATGGCGGCAGCAGTATTGATGTCAGCGTTGACAATACTGTTAGAAAGTGCAAGTTTGCTATAAACAATGGCAGCGGAAGCACTCACATCAGTGTTAGTAATGCCACTAGAAAGTGCAAGTTTGCTATACGCAATTGCAGCGCTGCTGCTAACATCTGCGTTGACAATTACATTGCTAGCAATAGCGGTAACGCCAGCGTTGGTAATTGTCACGTCGCCAGTCATGGCAACGCCACTCGGCACTCCACTTGCATTGCCTACAATAATATTGGCGCTACTCAATGAAGCAAGTTTGCTAAACGCAATGGCGGCAGTATTGCTAATTTCAGCATTAACAATTGTACCATCGGCAATCATTGTGCCAGTAACAGTACCAGTGTCGCCAGTTGTTATTACTGTACCAGTAACATTAGGAAATGTAATAGTCCTGTCTGCCGTTGGATCAACCACGGCCAAGGTTGTCTCGAAACCATCGGCAGTGGCGCCTTCAAAGGTAAAGCTACCAGTGGAGCCAATCTCTAAGTTGCCAGTGACAATACCACCAGATTTAGGCAATGCAGCATTAGCCAAGTCATAAGCAGTCTTGACGGCAGTAGATGAAGCAATGCCAGATGCCGAAGTGGTAGAAATAGAGTCCGAAACTTTGCTTTGCAAGCTTGCGGCAGTAACAGCACGAGCGGCATCAACACCTGCTTGGGTTTCAGCATTGGTAGCTAGTTCCACCAAACCTTGAACAGTATCACTGGACAATGGAGTGGCATTCACCCATGCGCTACCATTCCAAATCTTCCAGCCAGCAGGCGTAAGGCTGCTATCTAACCACGCTTCACCAATGCTATTACCAGTGGAACCGCCAACTGCCGGAGAGGAATTAGGAGCGCTTGCCCCGTAATGAGCAGGACCAGCCTTGATGATATTATTTGCGTTGTCCTTGAAGAAAATACCAGGAGTGCCGCTAGCCGTGTTGAGCGCAATCTGGCCATCAGCAATGGCAGAAGTGGGGCGCTTTGATGCAGTGCTACTACGAATGGACTGACGAATGGAAGGCATTCCCTTAACTCACAAGGACGGGATTATCAAACTATTATAGCCGCTCAATATTCCCCTTCATCAAAAACACTGTCAGCGGCATCTGCCATTTCGCCAATATCGCGCCATGCCGTATAGTAATTTGCCGCAGCAATTTTTACCAACAGTTGGAAAGGCAGTCCTCCAGGCGGCACTTCAGAGCCGCTGTAGTTAAAGCGGTCAGTGGAGGCCATGATTTAATAGGTGCCTTCGTCTACGGTGCCAATTGTCATAGCGCCAGTAGTGTTGTCCACCAACACCTCGCTACTTTCGAGCACCACTCCAAGTTGAACAGTGCTTGCAATTTGCGCTCTTCCCCATAGCAACGACAGCGCCCCTCGCACATCAGCTACGCCCGTCATATCAGGAGCAAAGTAAGTGCCATCGCTCAACACTTGATAATCGCTAACGCTTACAGCACCGCTTACAACGCCTACTTTTGTCCAAGTAGAACCAGTACCCTGTGACAACACCCAATCCCCCGTACTTAACGCAACCGCTGGTGCTGGAGCGGTGCCAGTGCCGCCAGTAGTGCAAATCAAATAGACAGCAGCATTAAGTTGCGATGGGGCGGAAAGTGTTTGACCAACAGTTAGTCCAGCCTCCACTCCATATTGGTTAAGCGAAACAACCAAATTAGTGGTTGCGTTGTAAGTGCCGCCAAAGCGCAGGTTATATTGCGTGGCAGCACCAAAGCCCAAGTTAAGCCAATAACCATTGACATTAGGCGAAACAGTACCCACCCAAATGTAGGCAGCTCTGTCGCTAGGGTTGATCCACCATTGTCCAGCAAATTCTGGCACTGGCTGTGTTTCGCTAACTTGCGCGATGCCATTATCAGCCAATTGACTTGCGGAAACACTATTGGCTGCCAGGAATGAACCATTGAACGTGCCAGTGGTGATCTTACTTGCGTCTAGGCTTGGAATGTCAGCGGCAGACAGAACCGCGCCATTGCTAACGTGGCCTTGTGAATCAACAACCACTTTTGTATAGGT